GAGTTATGGCGAAACAAAAAGATATTACTAAGACAGAATTAGCAGAATTAGCTAAAAAATACACTAAACTATATAAAGTAGAGTGTATTAGTGATGAGGAAACGGTTATTTTATACCTTAGAAAAGTAGATAAAGCTACTCTTAAAGGGTTCTTAAATTGGATTAACAAACAAGACCAACTAAGTGCAGTGGAAACGGTGTTAAAATCGTGTACAGTTTGGGGTGATGTAGATCTAGTTATAGATGACGCTGCTTTATTAATGAGTTCATTCGGTGCAGTAACGGAATTAACTAACGGTATCCAAGGAACTTTAAAAAAAATATAGAACGGTTTGACAAAGAATACTTAATAAGCCGTACTAAAGAGGATATATATAGTGAACTAGACCGACGAAGGGCTTTAGTTCACTATTATTTTAAAGAAGATGTAGACGGGCATGAAAACCCTGAGCGACTTTGTGAATTATACCAAAGATTATTTTATGTTTTTTGGGATGAGAAAGAAAAGGCATTAGTATTAAGATAGTATGGCAGAGCATAAAAGTGTATTAGTAATAGACGTAGAGGGTAACGCAGTCCGCGTTATGGCTAAACTCGGTAAGGAAACTGATAAAACCGAGAAGAAAGCATCTACATTAGGCTCTACCTTTGCTAAAATAGGAGCAGCAGCAGCAGTATTAGGTGTAGGTGCTATAGCTATGAGCGTATTGAAGGCTGGCGTTGCTATGGAGCAGACAGAGGTAGCTTTCGGTACTATGTTAGGTAGTATGGATAAAGGCCTAGCTACTATTAAAGAATTAAATACTTTTGCTAATGTTACCCCTTTTAATAATGAGGAAGTTATTAAATCAGGGCGAATACTTTTAACAGCAGGTATAGAGGCTGATAAACTAACTCAAAGTCTAAAGGCTGTGGGTGATGTAGCAGCAGGTACTAACCAACCATTGAATGAAATGGCTGCTATATATGCCAAAGCATTAAACAAAGGTAAATTACAGGCTGAAGAGCTTAACCAATTATCAGAGAGGGGTGTACCAATCCTTAAAACTTTAGCAGACCATTATAAGGTAACTACAGCAGAGATTTTAGACATGGGTAGTAAGGGTAAGTTGACAGGTGTTGATTTAAAGAGATCCTTTGCTACTATGACTAATGACGGTGGCATGTTCTTTAACATGATGGATAAGCAAAGTAAAACCGTTGGGGGTAGATGGTCTACTCTCATGGGTACTTTGGAGATGTTAGCCATTACAATAGGTAAAAAGTTACTACCTATAATGGGTGATATTGTAGGTGTTTTACAATCTACTGCTTTATGGGTAGGTGAAAACCTTAATTTAATTAAATCCTTAGCTATTACTGTAGGTGTTTTAACTGGTGTTTGGGCTGTGTATACTATAGCGGTTAATGCTGCAGCGTGGTCTACAGCTGCTTTAAACGCTATTATGTTATTAAATCCTATAGGGTTATTAATAGGATTAATAGCTGCTTTAACTATAGCATTAGTAGTTTTATGGCATAAGTCTGACGGGTTTAGGTCTACCTTAAAAGGAATGTGGGAGGGGTTCAAAGTACTAGCAACTGTTATACAGGAGTTTGTTAAAAATACCTTCGCCCCGTTTTTAGAAGCGTGGTCACAATTTAAAGAGGGTAATATAGGCGGTGCTTTAAAGTCATTAGGTAAAGGTGCTTTCAATGTAGCCTTTTCCCCTGTAGATATGGCATTAGCAATAGCTAAAGCGTCTGATGGAATAGGTGAGGCTTTCAGCAAGGGTAGAAGTGATGAGTTGCAAAAGTCTATCAATAAAACTAAAGAATTATCTTTAAGCGGTGCAGTAGGGGCTACTAATACAGGGGCTATACCTACTAACGGTGGTGTTAATGTAGGTAAAGCAAGCTCTACAGCAGGTAAAGTACAAGGGTCTAAACAGACTAACATAAGCATTAACCTTAACAACCTGGTAGAGGAATTTAATGTAACTACTCAGAATATGACAGAGGGAGCTGCACAAGTTAAAGACAAAATGATAGAGGCATTATTACAAGTATTAAACGAATCAGATAGATTAGCAAGAGTATAATATGGCATTACCTAATCAAATAGCAGGAAGAGCAGCACAAAGGGTATTTACTCAAATATTTGCACCTATTAATGTAGAGCAGGTAGATATTAATGATAGGGATTTAGTACAAATATCAGAGATGGGGACACCTGTATTTGATAGACTAGTGATAGGGTCGAATAATGAGGGGGCTGATGATAATTATATAAATGAGTTAGGCCAGTCTATAACGGTAAAACCATTAATTATAGATACTGTATTAATAGACGTACAACAAACTAACAACATAGTTAAAACGTCTGTACAGGGTAGAAGTGGAACAGTAAAAGAGTATATAAATAGAGGTGATTTTGCTTTAACTTTTAAGGGGTTTATCTCTAATTTGAATAAAAATAATATTAATGTTTTTCCTGAGGAACACGTTAAAAACTTTGTTAATATAATGAAGAAAAACGGCTCTATAATTGTAACAAATGCAAGGTTAAACGATGTTTACAAGATAGATGAAGTTGTTATAACTAATTATAATTTACCTACAGTAGAGGGGTTAACTAACCTACAGGCCTTTAGTTTTACAGCTATTAGTGAATTACCTAAAGACTTTCAACTAGTATTAGAAGAGTAATGTTTAATCTTAAAAGCGAAATAGCGATAACACCACCTGCAGAAGATCCAAGGTCTAAGGTAGTATACCCTTTTGTGACGAATGTGGACATAGTATCTAGCTTTGATAACTTAACTGATACGGCTATTTTCACAGTGCCTAAGAGCATTAAAAGCACTAAGGATAAAGATATATTTACGCTAATAAAAGTAGGCGACAAGGTATCTATAAAGCTAAACTATGATAACTTTGATACTACTAGATTTAAAGGTTACATATCAGAAATAACCCCCTCTATACCTTTAGTGGTTAAGTGTGAGGATGAAATGTTTATGTTTAAAACCTTTGGGTTAAAGGGTAAGAACTACACAAATACCACACTTTTAGAGGTGGTAAAATACGTGTTTTCACAGGCTGCAGAAAAGAGTGATTTATGGGATAACCAAACCTATAACATTTTATCAGATATAGATTTAGGTAAATTTGAGATTGGTGAGGGTGCTTTGCCTTTAAAGGTATTTGAAGAGCTTAAAAAAACGTATGGTATTGTAACCTACGTAAAAGATAGAGTGTTTTTTATTGGTTTTCAATTTAGTGAGGAGAAACTAACCCCTAAAACTATAGTAATAGAGAATCAGGTTATAAATGATGGTACTAACTTAAATACTAGCAAGTATAGAGTGCTATTAGTTAAAGCTAAATCTATAGGTAAAAACGGGGTTACTTTAAAGGCTGAATTTGGTACTATTGGTGGTGATTCTATAGCAAAAATATACTATAACATATCAAGTCAATCAGCCTTAAATGATTTAGCTAAAGCAGAGCATGAAAGGTTAAGTGTTAGTGGTTTAAAAGGGAGTTTTGAAACCTTTTTGCATCCTAGATTAGAGCATAGTACTTTAGTTACTGTAGAAAGTACTGCAAACCCTGAGAAAAATGATACTGTTTTTATAAGATCCGTTAAAACTTCCAGCGGTATTAGTGGAGGTAGACAAGAGATTATTTTAGGTGGGATATAACCAACAATTTAGAGACTCGATTAAGGCCACAGCTATAGGTGATGAACGTATCTACACGGTATACGCTACAGTTAAGGCGGTGGAAGGTTCTTTTTGCTCGGTCATTACTTTTGATGGTGAGGAAATTATAGAAGATGTAGAGTTACAAACTGCAGAAAGTGAGAACGGTTTTTTACTTACACCTGTTATAGATAGTTTAGTTCTAGTCAGTTGGTTATCTAAAAACAAGCCTTTTGTGTCTATGTTCTCAGAGGTAGAAAGTGTAGAGTTGAGAGGGTCTGATTTTGGGGGTCTAATTAAGATAGAAGAGCTAACTAAACAGCTAGATATTGTAACTGATAGATTGGATACTTTGTATGATGCTATTAATAACGCTATTCCAATTCCTCAAGATGGGGGTGCAGGGCTACAGAGTACAATGAAAGCTACTTTATCTACTCAAATAGAAAAGGAAAATTACAAGGACATAGAAAACGATAAAGTAACTCATGGCTAGAAAAGATTTACATACAGACGGGAATAGTAAAGACTTAGTTATAGATACTATAGCAGGTGATTTTTTATCTAGAGATAGTGACAAAGCACATATAGACTATATAACTAATACTAGTGTAGGCCAGTGGAAAAAAGACCCATTATTAGGGGTAGGTATATTTACCTTTCTTAATGCCCCAGGTGGTTTACAGACTATAAAAAGGGTTATACAAAAACAGTTAGAGAGTGATGGTTACGACGTAGAAAAGATAGTTGTATCTAATACAGGAGAATTAGACATAACAGCAAAATTAGAAGCTAATGAGTAAACTAACAGGAAACGGGCAAACAATTGCAGACCTATCATTAGAGTTATATGGTGAGGCAGGGCATGAGGTAGAGATTATATTAACCAATGGGTTAGAGGATATCTACCAAGACATACCAGCCACTACAGAAGTAGTAGAGCCTAATATAGAAAGCAATAATGTATTAGATTATTATAATAGAAACTTAACCAAACCTACAACAAAGTACCCTGAGGGGGAAACTTTCGGAGGATTTAACGAGGGTTATTCTGAAGGGTACGACTAAACAAAAATAAGCTATGGCAATTAAAAACAGAGTAAACCTACAAACTACAATAGATGACAATTTACCAAATAATGCAGAGGGTACTATAACCCCTGAGCTGCACAGAGAGGTAGAGACAGATATAAATGATAGTAATTATAACAAGATTACAGATAAGGGGTTAGTAGGGCTTAAAATCTACGACCCGTCAAGAGCATATGATAGTAATGAGGCCACTGTATACAATGATGGTGCAGGGCTGCAAACTTGGTTATCTAATAAGTCTACTACAGGTGCTTTTGATGCTGCAGATTGGGAACTTACAGAGGGTGCAGTAAATGAAGCCCCTATAGATGGTGTTTACTACTCTAGAGTTAATGGTGCGTGGGCTGATATAGGCGATGCTTTAGGAACAGTCCTTGCTTTACAGGTAGTTATGGTTAAATCTGATTTACCAGCACCTATAACGGGGGTTATTACATTAGATGATAGTGTTAGATATGAGTTTGCAGCCTTAATAGATTTAGGTACTGATAGAATAGAGACTAATACTAACAACTCTTTTCTAACCTTAGGCTCTAGTAATAATGGGGTAACGGGTACGGCTGCAGTATTAATAACTGTTCCATCAGGATCTGTTTTTAGGGCTGACCGTATAGCTATAATAGGTGGTGTAGGTCAAACTGGCGTACTAAGTAATGATGCTCTAGCTGTTACGTTAAATTTTATATCTTTTATTAATTTAGAAAAGGGGGTTATTATTAACGGTGGAGATAACACTTTTATAGATACCTGTTTTTTTAGTGCTAATAACACCTGTGTAGGTGTAGAGGGGTCAGGCATTAATTATATTAATATAGATGGTTGTTTATTCCAGCAGTTTGTTAACTATGGTTTAGACTTAGGTACTGCTACTTTAGATAGTATTATTTGTAATGGGTCTTTATTTACTGGCAACTCAGGGTCTTTTAACATCTCTGGACTTGCTAATAATGGTAACATAGGTAAAAGGGCTAGGTATGTATTAAACAACTTTAACGGTTTAGGTACTTTCTTAGAGAATATTACAGTAGATGACTTAAAGCATGAGTTTATTTATAACGATGGGTCAGGGTCTAACTCTTCTGATTACGGGCGTATATATGACGCTGAAAATGTAGTAACAACAATTATTAACACTCAGGGAGTATACGAGAAACTTAATGTAACATGGTCTTTAGATGATGAGAGCAGCAGATTTAATAATACTACAGACCCAGCTATATTACAGTGTGTAAGTGAGTCATGCCATAAAGCAGAGGTATCATATAATGTAACAGGTGTTAAAGTTGGTAACGGAAATGATAGATTTAGCGTTATAGTGTATGAGGTAGGCACACCAATAACTAAGAGTCAGAAAGTATCTTTAATAGATAATAGTGTTAGCGGAACTATTAGCGGCTCTTTTCTAACCATCATAGATAAGACTAAAAATTATGAGCTTTATGTAGCTAATCTAGATGGTACAAGTAACATAGATATATTAAGTGTAGATTTGATTGTTAAACGATTGACATAATATGAGATTAGATAACTATAGGTTTTCACACGGTAAAGATAGTACAATAGGTTTGTTTTTTATAGACGGCCTATTTGCTTGTTACACCCTAGAAGATCAGCACCAAAACGTAAAAGTATATGGTGAGACTCGAATCCCTGCAGGTAGCTATAACATAGGGTTAAGGACTGAGGGAGGTCATAACATTAGATACGGTAAAAAATACGGCTCAAAGCATGAGGGTATGCTACAGATATTAAATGTACCGGGGTTTGAATATATTCTAATTCACGTTGGTAATGATGACGACGACACACACGGCTGTTTACTAGTTGGTGACGCCCCAAATAATAACCAATTAAAAAGGGGCTTTCTTGGTGAGAGTGGAAACGCTTATAAAAGAATCTATAGCCAAATATTAGAGGCTATAAAGAAGGGTGAACCGTGTACAATACATATACATAATGATATTTGTTAGATGAATAAATTAATAGAAAAGGCTAAGGTGTTACAAGGAAACATAGGTGTTATAATAGCCCTTATAACTTCCTGCGTCTTTATCTATACGACATATGTTAAAGATAACCCTATCTCAATCTACATTAAAAATCAGAGGGTG